CAGATCCAATTCCAACAGCAGTAGTACCAAGACCTACAGTTTCTCCTGGTTCAAAATATATTTCTCTATTTTTCTTGAATTGGTATCTTGTTTTAAATCCAGAATCTATTGTAAATCTTCTTGGGACTTCGGATATAATACTTCCAATAGTGTGAGTTGTCCCAACAGTACCATTTGCTTCTCGAAGAACTCTAAACCTAGAATTAGTTCTATCAATATTCAAAACTTTGACTTGTTCTGTACCAATACCCAAAATATCATTTGGTACAATGTTTGATCCAATCAAACTTGATGATACATTAAAGAAAGTTACTAGTCCAGTAACACTAGTGTTTCCAATAGCAACTCCAATAGTTCCTAACCCAGCAATAGAAAATCTTTCACTGGTAACTCCTATTGAATAGGAACCTCCGATTTTTGATGATGTTGTAGAAATGCCACTAACATTAATAATATCTGATGGTAATAATCCATGTGGAGATTCTGATTCTACAAAATAAATTCCTTTCTTATTTGAAGGAATAAAAGTAACACCATCTATTGTAGATTCAGTTGCGCTAAGACTACTAACAGATTTACCTTTTAATCTTGATACTCTTCCAGCTGCTCCAAATCCTGTTACATCATCAGAGAAGTTTAAAGTATCTCCGACTTTGTAGTTGTCTCCAGGACTTTTTATGTCTACTTTAGAAACTGTTCCTCTATTTGTAGATACAATTTTTCCTGTTTGAGATAAATCATTTGGTCGATATATGTAAGGATAATTAATATCAGATTCTCTCAAATTATATGAAATTGTATTTCTACACCAGTTATTTGATTCAATATCATAATCATCTTGATTAGAAGATTTTGTAAAATTAAACTCATTTGGAGTAGAATAATACTTATCTCCCAAGACATATGGGAATGTTGGTATTTTATAATTTTCAAATAATCCAGAAGATTCTACATTGTTTGGATTAACTGTAATAAAATAAGCATAAGTTCCATTTGGATATTCTGGTGTTACACAAAATCTTCCATTATTTCTGTCAAGATAACTATCATCACTATTTTCCTGATAAGTAAAATCTTCTATGAAGAATCCTAATGGGAAAGTAGATACTGATGGTCCTCCCACACGAGATGAGTTAAGTCTGTAACTAGACTTCATCAAAGTAACTACTCCTCCGTCATTATTAGAGTATCCATATGGACCATAAATTGGATTTCCATCATAGGCCCAACCAATAATCGGTGAGTGGTCAGTAAATACTGTTTCTTGAGAATTGACTAATTTTAGATCTGGTTTTCCATACAATATCTCCCCACCCTGAGAAACTGAATATACCATTTCTCTCAATGGTCTAGGTGCATATAATGAATAGCACTGTAAACCGTAATTATCACTTAAAGAGCGATGTGCAACAAGATCATCACTTCCTATTAAGTTATTGGTATATAATTTTTCAAATAAATTTATTCTCCATGTTTGCAGTTCTGGAATAAAAGAAAAATCTTCTTCTGATGGAGTTATTTCAATACTTACCTCTCCAGAAATATATCCTGCTCCTGGTTCTATAACCTTTACTTCACTAAGTCTTCCATTTGAGAAAATTGGTGTTAAGATGCATCCAAGACCAGAATTAGATATTATATCTAAGTTTGGAATAGACGTATAATCAGATCCAATATTTTCAATTATAACTTCTATGATTCTTCCATCAGCAGAAACGATAGGTTTGACCTGAGCGTTGACACCAGATTTTACAGACACCTGAGGTGGTTTATTGAAATTGATAATTTCGTTAGAACCGTATCCAGATCCTTTATTAGATAAATGTACTGATGTCAGTTCTCCTCTAAAAATTGGTTGAACTTCAGCTTTATACGCTGTAGAATCAATTCCTGGGACAGTTGATATACCAACAGGACCCTCTACTGTAACAGATATTGGAGGATAGTTAAAGATTTGAGTTCCTGTCCCAGTGCTAGTTAAATCAACATACTGATTTGTTCTATAGAATAATTTTTCATCTACTATTGAACCAATCTCAGATAACTTAAAATTATTTTCATCAATTACTGTGGCATAATAATTAGTTTCATTACTCAATCCACCAATTGCACTTGTTCCTGCAGTATACCTTAATATTTCACCAGATTTATAATCATGATTTTCTATAGTAATAATGTCTGATGACGTATTAATTCCTGCGGAAACAACGGTTCTTTTTTTATTTTCATAACCAGAACCATTATCAACAATGTTTATTGAATCAATAATAGATTTTTGTGATGTACACTCTAAAGTATGTTTTCCAATACCATGAGAAGACAACACAACTGTATTAATACCAGCGATTGCATTGTCTAAAGTACTATGCAACTTGATCGTAGTAGCATTGACAACTTCTGCAAAATAAGTTGAATTAGTAGATAAACCACCAACTACTTGCTGCGAATTTGGTTTATATACTACTTGCTCTCCATTCCTAAATTTATGATAAGTTGAGAATCCAATAGTAGAATTTGTGGCACCTGTTACAACTTTATTAGAATTAAAATCTGAGAAAAATTCTACAGAATGAGAAATTAGTTTAGTATTTGCTAATGCTTTAGCATTAACTCCGTTTCCACCCGTTATTGAAACTATAGGAATTTCTGTAAAATCAAATCCCCTGTTGATGAGGTTTATTTCTCTCAAATTTCCACTAACAGCAAGAAATCCTGTTGCTGCAGTTCCAACTGGATCCGATATAATCAACTCTGGTGGATTGATTATATCAAATCCATTTCCAGGAGAAGAAACTTCAATTTTTTCTATTTTTCCAGTATGAATAATATCTTTTGATTTGTAATTTAAAATTTCAACACCATTGATTAAAATTCCAGTAGCTCCTGGTGCAGTTTCAACCTCAATATTATTATTGATTGGTGTAGAAATTTCTCTATAAAGTCTTTGCGAATCTATAAATTTACCCGATGTTTCCGACAATTCTATACTATTGTCAGTAACTGTAGTTGACGATATGTTTACAAAATTGGACGTATACAAATTAGCTGGAGATTTTGCTAATTTAAAGTTATTATTGTCCACTCTATGAACATAGTATACTCCCTCACCACCATCATCTCCACCAAATAGAGAAGATTGAACAGAAGTCTCAATTACATCTTGTCCATCAATTTCAATAGTTGTTTTAGTTCTTTGAGGGGTGTAATACACAGACTCTCCACTGTAGAATCCATGTTCATTTACAGTAAAAGTGTCTCCAGCAAATGTACCACTAAAAATTTTTAAAGTTTTTCTTGCAGAGATTGGTACGTCTTTATATGAAGGTAAAGAGTTTGCTGCAACTAAAATTGAATCCCCATATTGTTTTTTGTAGACATTTTGAATGTTTGCATGAAATTTAGTAAGTGTTGGAATAGTTGTAGACTGTACTTTTCTTAATTTCTTTAATAAAGTATATCCTGATGTAACATTAATAGTTCCTGGAGTTTTAATTACTACAACTTTGCTTGTAATAATATCAAGAACTTCTGCATCGTAAGATTCTATTCCGCTTAAAGACTCAATCTTTAAGGAATCTCCAAGTGATAAGTAATTTTCTTTGTTTAGAGTTAACTTATAAGTTTTTGGAGAAACACTACTAATTAATTCAATTTTACTGATTGCATATTTAACGGGATTATTATACAACCAGTTCCTAAATTTAAAAGAACTATCTTCGATACCAAGAGTTTTTATATTAAATTTATCTTCTGGTTTATAGTCAAATATGCCGTCTTGTTTTGAAAATCCAGATAAAACAGATGTAAGACGAACTTTAATGTCAACATCAGAAGGTTCAACCGAAGCAAAATCTTCAGTAGTTAAAGTATCCCCATCAATTAAAGTATCTGTAATTTGGTTACATCCCAAAAATTGCGTTATTGTTTTAGATGTGTAAGAAACAATACCTGTTGGGTTTTCAGTTGAATTTGGATATTTTACATAGATTTCTCCAGAATTGGGGAATCCTACCGTAGAGTCTACATCAATGAAAGTAGAACCTGCAGAAACATTTCCAATTATGTGAGTTTTTGGGGATACCTTAAATGTCCCTACAGTTGATCCTTGAGCTCTAGAATCTCTATTATATCCATTATCAAAAGAAAGTTTATAAAAAGTTTTATTATCTTTTGCACTTACTTTTTCAATATCATATATTGAAGTATAAGTTTCATCATTATCCCCTTGAAATATAGTTCTACTTTCTAATTCTGAAGGATTGCCATCAATTGATTCTGCTAAAAAATTAGAAGTTACTAAATTATTAGCATTTGAAGGTGTAAATAGATAATCTCTTGGTTTTGTTATTTCAACATTGACTCCATAGAGTGCTTTAAATAAAATTTTATATGATTCATCTGTTCCTTTACTAGTATAAAAATCTTTTGCCTGTTTTATAAAAACATTTTGATTTATTTCTGATGATAAAGGTCTATCAGACAATCCTGGAATCAATTGAAGTTTAGTTTTGTTTAAAAATTCTTTCAGGAAAAGACAACTTAAATTTTCAATAGTCGCACCATCTTTATGTTCAGCAGCTGAAGTAGAATTAAAGACAAGATCCCCTGGAGTAGAGTCTGATCTATATGAAGTTGTTCCAACAAATCCTCTAATACATCCAGTGAAAGAAGTCTCAGTTTTTCCAGTATAAGTTATTACTTCATCACCTATTTTCAGAAGACCATAAGAATCTGGAAACTTATTTGTTCCCTGCAAAAAGTCTACATTTATTGTTGTTGCAAATTCATCAATATCGCCATTCAATGATATGAAATGATTTAAATTTGTTTGCTCATCAACCTTTATATACTGATCAATGTTCTGTATTAAATCAACAGGACCACTCTTGTACTCCTGACCAATATAATATTGTTTTAAAAATTCAGAGATAAGGGGGAACTCATTCACAACATAAGTTGGGAGTTGGTTCTTAACGATACTGCTAAACTTGATTCTTGTTTCTGCCATTTTTTCTATATCTCTAAATTAGTAACCGCCGCCTGAACCAGAAGGTGTTGATGAACCGCCAGAAGTTCCTGAAGTTGTATTTGTACTAGTGTTTGTACCAGCAAAAGAACTATTGGTTGAAGTAGTTGTAGATACCGTAGTATTTGCTGTAGGTCCTGTAATATTAGCAGGTCCACCAACACGAACTAAATTCCCCTCTGCATAAGAAGAAGAAACAATATAATTTGATGCTGATGGGTCAAGGCCTGATGCGATTTCGTCTGATACCATTTCAAACGTACTATTACTAGTATCTAGTTGCAAATAAAGGTCCTGTAATCCGACAACATCATTTGATAGTGGTGTTGCCTGAATTTCAATGACCTGTTGACTATCTTTTTCCATTCCCGCAAGAACATTGACTGCATTGATAGTTAGAATGCCATTTACATAATCAATAGTTCCTACATTAGAACGTATGACTGTTGGACTTTGAGATCCTACGTTAGGTACAGAGAAGAAAAATAAAGTTCCAGTTTGTCCATTTGAGTTTGGTATATCACTAAGATAAACATTTTCAGTAATTCCAACAACTTTAAATGCACTGGATTTTATATTGTACCCACTCATACTTGAAATATAAAATTGATTACCAAATCCAATTTTATATTCTGCAAGTGTATTAGGTACAATTCTTAAATCTCTCCTCATCTTTACAACAGTAATATTTGATGTTACTGCTTCATGACTATCATCAATTACTTTTAAGAATTTACTGTATTTAAATCGAGCACCATACTTATTTAATTCAGTAGAATCTGCATACTTAGCAGCATTATTAGAAATTACTGTTGAAACATCAGCTGCTGATGGAGCTAAATTTGTGTTGTAATAGACTCTTGAACTTACTTCGAGGAAAAGATATTTAAGATCTAAGATTTCAGGTACAACACCTGCTACTGCATATTTTTTTAATTTTAGTTTAATATTATCTTTGATTAAATTTGGAAGAAAATCTCCAAATCTAGGTTTAATACTAATGAAAACTTTTCCATACTGTGGTGGGATTAACTCTTCTCCACCAAACACAGAAATAGACTCTGTATCTGGATATATCTTTGAAGGAATCAATGTTTCATAATCGTCTGCAGTTACTGCACGATTTTGAGTCGCATAAATCTTTGGTGCATATTTTCTAACAGATTCAACTTCTTCAATTGATGATCCGCCCCTAGAAGTGTATTCAGGTGTTAAAAGTGATATTCCATCTGTAACTGTATATTCATTTCCATCTCTTACATAGGTCAATCTACCATTAAAAGCAAATTGAGAGTATCCATTTCCAGAATCTCCATTAGTTACTAGGTAAGTAGCTGTAATGTAGTTTTGATCATCAAGTTTTTTACCAAAAACTCCATCACCAAAGAACAATTCATATCTTTCGTCTGCTACCTCTTGTAAGAAGTAGACCTTTGATTCAGAACCAACGTAAAATAAGTTATCCTGCAAGGAATACTTCACTGTTGCTGTTGAAGATGCATTATTCTTAACACCAACTCTAATTAAATCAGTGTCAATCCCTGAATTTGGTAAAATAAACTTCTGTTGAGGGTTTCTAGAACTATAAGTAAAGTTTTTCTCTACAACTGTTCCTTCATAGATAGGAATTTCGTTAAAAGCAGCGATTCCATTGACCACAGGAACGGTTATATCATCTAAAACACAGAAAGACCCACTAGAACCACCAAAGACGCCTCTAGACGCCGCTACAGTGCCCTTACGGAGCGTTATAGACGCTGGTTTAGGTGTTATGTTAGATGCGTCAACAATAAATGATACTGCAGAAGTTGATGCCTTTCTTGATCTAGGGGTATATCCAATATTTCTTGCTAATGCAACTACGTTTTCTCTTAAAGTTGCCGTATCAATGAAAACTTCGTTTGCTACCATATTAGCATTGTACGAAGTAATATACGTATTGTATGCTAATACATCTAGAATGGTTGACAAGTTAGAACCTTCAAAGTCATAGTCCGTAAAATTGGAATTTGACTTTAAATATTCTTTGAGAGTAGTTTTAACGTCCTCAAAGTCTAAATTTGTAAAATTTACTAGTGACATTTTACCTTGTTGGTTGCAATACGAATTCTAATTGTTGTGTTGGAATATCAGCTCCTATAATGTCATATGTAATAACAACATCAAATGCATTACCGTCAATATTGGCAAATGCATCTACAGATTGTAATCTAACCCTAGGTTCGTATCTAGTAATAGATTGTTGAATCTGAGTTTGAATTTCAATTGCTGTCAAATCATCTGCATTTTCAAAAAGTGATTCAGTAATACGAGATCCGAATCTTGGATTGAAAAATTTCTCTCCAGGATTCGTAAATACGATATTTTTTACTGATCTTGCGATTGCATTTTCATTTTTCATTGCAATCAGATCATTTGTCAGAGGATTAGTCTGAAAAGACATACTAATATCTTTAAATCCTTGACTTATCCTTTCTAGGGGCACAACAATACGGCAATTATGTATTATTTATCAAGGATTTTCTCAATTCTTTACTCATAAAGAGGTTCAGGATCGCTTGCATTGGAGAAAATCTCACCTTCTTGATGAAGTTTTCTCTTTTTTGGCGTCAAATCATCATTTGAAATCTCACGGAGCATCTTTTGATGCTGATGATTTGCCAAATTATCCAAAAAATCGTGTTCGTTGCTCATATTTTTCCTTTTTTGCTATTTATTGAGGGTCTAAATGCCGCCCTTCTTGTGATTTGTACATATCTTCTGGATTTTCTTCTTCAAGTTTGCGTTCTTTTGCGGTTTTCCAGAAATATTCGTCCTCTCTACCCATTCCAAGACGTTCAAATCCATTTTCGACACTATAATACTCAGTCGAAACCTTAAAATCAGGCATTTTTGGTTCTTCAGGTGTCAAACTGTTATCAAAGATACGCATTCTATTGTTTGGATACAGTGCATACTGTCCATTATTCAGTTCAATAAGGTTATGTGACTTATGTTCAGCTGGATTTTCACTTGTTGCATAGTCAATTACATCGGGATCTTGATGATAATTGTCTAATGTACAAACATAAGTTCCTTTTTGTATACCAAAGTCGCGAGTATACAGTTCATAATCCATTGAACCAATGAATTGCTTTGTAACTGATACCAC